GGGGGGTCCTGTGCTATCCAACGTCGCGCTTTTTCCCCCGAGCCGCTGCGCGGCCGGGGGTGCTTGCGTCGGGTGTCGAAGCTTGACGCTGGTCGTTGTTCGTCTGGTTCGCGACTGCTGCGGTGATAGCCGCGGTGGATGATGGTCGAAGGAGTGCGGGACCGTGGAGAGGGGAGAGAAAAAAAGCAGCGCCAGGGGTTGACGCAAGAAGGACAGTATGTTATATTAAAAACGGGGTGAACAGTATGTTTGATTCTATTATTTCCATTCTACAAAATTTTGGTTTTCCTATTGCGTGCTGTGTTTTTCTCGGTTATTATCTGAATAAGGTTTCGACAGAATATCGGGAAGAGCTGAAATCTATTACCAGCGAATACAAGGACGCGATAACAAAGTTTCAAAAGGCGCTTGACAGAAATACGAACGTTATTGCTACTCTCAACGAAAATTTGGAGAAAAGAGGTTTAGAAACTGATGTCGAATAAGAAAAGTTACATGATTCTGAGAAACGCTTTTAAGATCTACACCGAACGTGACAAGTACGCCTATTTCTACGATGCAAAAGGGATCATGCTAACTGATTCCGCTATGGATTATTTAATCCGTCTGCACTGGGAAGACCATTTCAAGCGCTTTTCATCGGAAGAGCTGAAAAAGATCAAAGATTTTTCGCGCGGAAAAATCGGCTACGATTGCACCGGCTTTATCTGGGCTATTAGCGGTGTCGGTGGTTCCGCCAATTGGATCTTTGAAAAAGCGACGGTGAACAAGACCAGTGTCGAAAACGGAAAAGCGGGATCTCTTCTCTGGAAGCCCGGCCACGCCGGAATTGATATCGGTTACGGCTACGCTATGGATTTTCCAATTGAGCTGCATACAGCGGAAATTGTAAAGATTCAGGCGCGCGGCTTTACCGGATCCGGCGAGCTTACCGGCTATGATTACAGCGAAGCGAATCATTATTAAAAAAGGAGTATACAACATGAAAAAAGACGAAGTTATTGAAATCATCAAGAAGCGTTTTGGTACAAGCGACGAGGATCTGAAAGATCTGGAAGTTATCATGGACGCGTTAGAGGGTATCGACCGGGCAGATTTTCTTGAACAGGAACTTGCCACGATGAAAATTGAAAACGAAAAAGCGCTCAAGGATCTTGATGAAACCTGGAGAAACCGTTACCGTGATCGCTTTTTTGCTGGTGACGCGGGTTTTGAAGATGTTATTGACAAACTTGAAAATCCCGACGAGAAAGACGAAGCAAACGAAGATCTCACGATTGACGAGTATCTGGAAGAGCTGGAAAAAGACGAAAAGAAATAATCTAACCTAAAGAAAAGGAGAAAAAACAATGAGTAAAGAAAGCTATGTAAGAATGTTAAATGCGATCCGTAACGACGCGAGCGAGCGCTATTCAAACGCCATTCCCGCGGCTGACGGTTCCGTCGACAACTTAAAGACGATCGGCGCGCAGCTGACCAGCAATCAGGCTTTTGCCAATGAGTGGCTTGACGCGCTTTATAATCGTATCGCTTTTACGCGTCTTATTACGATGGACGGGTGGAAAAATCCGCTTCGCGAGTTCAAAAAGCGTCTCGAGTTTGGCGAAAGCTATCTTGAGGTTGCGCAGCGTCTTATTAAAGCGCACGTCCGTGATTATGAATATGCAAAAGAGCATTTCATGGATATTAATACGCCCGCGGTGTCTTCTTCGATTTACCATATTAATAGCGAGCGCTTTTATCCTGTTTCCGTGCTGCCGCTGGAGCTGAGAAAAGCTTTTTTGTCTTATGAAGCGCTGGAAGAGTTTGTAGACGCGACGATCAATAATCTTTATCGGTCTATGGAGTATGACGAATTTCTGGCCATGAAGTATGTGATCTGCCGCGCTATTTCAACCGGCAACATGGCCGCGGTGGAGATCCCGGAAGTGACAGCAGCAAACGCGCGCGAGATCGTTACCAGGATCAAGGGTGTTTCTAATAAGATGGAGTTTCTCAATAATTCCTACAGCGCGGCAGATATGGAGACTTACACCGAAAAGCGAGACCAGTTCCTACTCATGACCGCAGATTTTGACGCGGTGATCGACGTGTCCGTTCTGGCCGTATCTTTCAACATGACACTTGCGGAGTTCATGGGCCAGCAGCGCCGGGTAGATTCTTTCGGAGACCTGGACGTCGAGCGCCTTGACGTTCTTTTTGAAAATGATCCGCTTTACACGACGCCGACAGAAGAAGACCTGGAGGCGTGGGCGAGTATTCCGGCCGTGCTGATCTCCCGCGACTGGTTCGTCTGCTTCGACCAGGTGACGGAAATGTATAGCAACGAAAACGGTATGGGGCCGTATCGTAACTATAATCTTCATTGTAACAGGATTTTTTCATATTCCAACTTCATGAAGGCATGTTACTTTGTACCCGGTGAGCAGAGCGTCACAGGCGTGACAGTAGCACCGACGACCGCAGCGCTGGCGCGCGGTGACGTCGCAACCTTTAAGGCAACCGTTGCAACTGTCAACCTGGCGGATCCGTCCGTTATCTGGAGCGCGGACAGCGAGAAAGTAACGCTTGACCGGATCGACTACCAGACCGTGGCGGTGCGTGTTATCACTGCGCTGGGCGCGTCTGAGACTGTTACTCTGACGGCAACCTCCGTCTTTGACAATAGCAAGACCGCGACTGCGACTATTACGGCCGGTTGATGTTAAACAAAAGGCGGCGGGAAACCGCCGCCGATTTTTAAAACTTAATAAGGAGAAAAAACAAAATGGCGAATTTCAAAGACAGTTACCGGCTTGAGCGTGTTTATTTTGAAAAGCTCAAGTCTATGATCTCAATTTTAAAATCATTTCTTGAAAATGAGACTGATGAAAAAACGCGCGCTATTTTATCAAATGAGATCGACGACAACGGCGCTATTCTGCTGCTGTATCGCAACCTTGGCGAAGCCTGGGCGGAGCTGGCCGACCTGATCCAGAAGCTGCGGAACGATTTAAACGATCTTGACGAAAAAGAAGAAGCGTACCATGATGAATTAAACGAGCGTATTGATGAAGCGAACAATTATCTCATGGCGCTGATTAGAGCGCTTGAAGCGAGAATGGACGCGGTAGAAGCGGATCTCGCGCAGATGGGGCGCCTGTTCACTTATGACCTTACGGAAACAAGCGGCGTTTATAGTTTGACCGAAAGCGGGACGGCTGTCACTTTTGCCGATACCGTTTCAAAGCTTACGCACGTGCGGCCGCACTTTGTGAGCGTTCGTAATGGTTCAAAGTATTATTTAATTGATACTTATGATCTCACGGCCAGTACTGGATCCGTTACGTGGAGCGGTTTTGAGTTTACACAGGCGGGAGAGATCAAAGAAACGATTGTGACGCTGGCGGCCGATAATAGCGTCACCGTAATGCAAACCTCTACTAATTTCGCGGCTATTCTTTCACGTATTACGGCGATTGAAACGAAGATCACTAATTTTGGCGATCTTCCGTCAAACGTAAATGCGAGCGTCGGAGATGTTTTAATGGTTGGCCCTGATAATGTAAACGAATGGGGGACGCCGCAATCTGGTTTACCACATTATTATTTCGGGTTAAAATTCAATGAAAACGGTTCTCTGGATTATGCAGAAGATAGAGCAACGGTTGACAACGTAGAAACGCGCCTTTATAAAGGGGAAACCGTAAACGGTGAATTTGTTTTCACGCCTGTTTTGGATTCCGAAAGTTTTATTGTGAGCAACTATTTTAAGGGGAAATGTTTAATTTCAGCATACGTTAAAGATTTTTCAAATGAAGAAGACTATACTATAACATACGTATCGCCGATTGTTAAAGCATTTTATGATGAAGAAGAGGGAGAAGGGACAATCACGTTTAATTTAACCTCGCCTAAACATTATGTGGAGCTAATCGCTACAGGGTCAAATTATGCCGCGGCATTATTTTTAATGGTGGAAGTTGGATCACTCGGATACATTTCCTGGACTGAATATATAGGTGACGGGATGCCGATCATTAAAGTTGTAGGAAGTTGAGGATTTTGAAATGTCAACAACTTATAATACCACAATCAAATTATATACCGGTGTCCCGCTTGTAAAAGGCGGGACAGAGGTGTTATATCTTTCCCAGGGCGCGGCAGAAGGCGCCCTGGCGGGATTCCTGAAAGCTACTTACAACGAATACTATTTTGTGCGTGATAACCGGCGCGCGGTGCAGATTGACGCGACTTTTGGCGACTGCGAGGGTGTAAATTATATTTCATTTTCCAATAAAAGTCACGGCGGCAAGATCTTCTTCGCTTTCGTTGATGAGATCGTATATATCAATGACAACTGTACCGAGATCCGCTTTACAATAGATCCGTTCCCGACGTATCTAGGAGACACGGAAGAGCGCGGCGACGTTTTTGTTGTACGAAACACCTATAGAAGCCCCACGAGAAACAGCAATTTTATAACCGATTTTGTTCCACCGTCGATCAAAAAACAATATAATAAAGTGGCGTCCTGGCAGTCTAATCAGCTAACGCGGGGTATTTGTTACTTTGCAGGTGGGTATATTGTAATCGGGCAGGGTCATTTGAACATGGGCGGAACCGGTATCAATGTTTCTGTTATGACCGCTGATATCTGCGAAGATATTCAGGAACGTGGCGGTGTTATTATCGGCGCTTATATGGATCCGTGGAATAACGGCCCGGAATGGGAGCAGGCTTATATACCGCAGTCTGATATAACTTTTAATCCATTTGTCGGTGGTACTGATACCGGAAAACTAAACACGGGTGTTTATAAGGATCTTCTTTTAATCACGTCGACTGAAACAAAGCAGTATGAAATAGAAGATTTTGCAAACCCGGAAAATATAAGTTTTGGTGCGCTTTGGTGCCATATTCCTTCACCAATGTTTTTCTTATATCCTAAAAATTATAGGGGTGTAGACGCTAACGTGGGCGAGGGCGTAACGATCAAGGTCCCGTCGTTACCTATTACAGCGAATAGCACCTACACGCCCGCACAGCGTCTTTCCGATACGAAAAACACAATAGTTGGCGCCCTGGGTGGAGCCGTGGCTGGCGCGGCTTATGGCGGAGCAGTTGGTGCGGCCGCGGGCGGTGTCCTGGGCCTTGCAAGTGGTCTACTCAATCAGCAATACAACGAAGTGGCGCAGCAATTTAAAGCGCCGCGCGTATTATCTAACGGAGAGCCTATGCTTGCTGCTGACGGAAGGATTCACGCGGATTTTGTTGTCGCGTCGCCGTCGCCTTTTGATAAAGTAATGATAAAAGATTATTTTGACTATTACGGTTATGCGGTAAATGAATTATGGTCAAAAGACCGCGTGAATACGGACGAAGACGCTTTCTTGCAGACTTCCAGCGAATTTTTGAGCGGTTCAGAAGCGGATCTTGAATTGAACGCGCGTCTGATGTCTGGGATCAAAATTAAAAAGAGTTTTTAAAGGAGTGAAAAAATGGCCAGGAGTAAAAAAGGCTTTGCGCTTTCAGCTGAAAAATTAAAAACAAAGCTGCAAAATGATCTTACTTTCGCGCAGTATTATTACAATCTGAAAAATATTGCCCAGTCAACTTTTGTCTATGAAGGGCTGCCGGACACGATCAACACCGACTATATGGAGCGCGTATTATTTAATGAAGGCTTGGCTGTGATCTTCGAAGAGCCTTACGTCGGCCTTGTCTGTCTTCCAGGAGTGCAGGCGGGGCCGCTGAATATCTACGGTCTGCCTACCAGAGTTCGCGCTTATTCCGGGTACACCGGTTTTTCGCGCACCTTAAACTATACGCCCGGAGAAGATAGCGAGTGCGTATTGATTTTTAATACGGGTATTGATCTATCAAGCGAGCTTTTCCGGGGAACTATAGCGCAGTTCGCTAAACGGCTGGCGGATATCGAGCGCACAAGCGATATCAACCTATATGCTAACCGGACGCCGGTCACGATCGTTTTGCCGGAAGGCCAGCGCGAAACCTACGTGAACACTTTTGACAGATACGAAAATTTTGGTAAAGCGATTATCGGCTATAAAGGTTTTGACGTGGACGCGATCAAGGCGCTAAAAACAGACGCGCCATATTTGGCCGGTGATCTACAGGAACTCTTGACGAAAAAATGGAATGAAGCTATTTCATTTTTAGGTGTTTCAAACGTAAGCATTTATAAAAAAGAACGCGTGACAACTGACGAGGTAGCACGGTCCATGGGCGGCGCGATCGCTAACAGAAACGTCCGGCAAAATCCGCGTGAAAAAGCGATCAAGCAGCTCAATAAACTATATGGGCTGAAAGCGTCTGTTACTTTTAACGAGGATCTTTTCGACCGGGAAGAAAACGGGCTTGTCAATCTTACCGGCTATAATCGAGAATCGGGAGAAAGGAGCGAAGAGAAATGATAAAACATTATTATGTACAGATTCCGCCGCACCTGTCCGAATTATTAGCGGATCTCGGCGGCGTTTCTGAAAATGCGGATTTTGACGCGATCATCACGGCGGGAAAAAGCAAGCTTTTCAATTTTAACTATCCGATCCCGACCGCAGATAAAGAGAGCTTCGAAAACTGGTTTTGCAATCATTACATTATGCGTCGGATCGGAAGCGGCAATATTAAGAAATGGCGTCAAATGTTTAAGGCAAAGTTTCTTGATATTATGCCATATTATAACGATCTCCTGGCGTCGACGCACCTGGAATATGACCCGCTCATCAATCAGGATCTTGGAACGACGGAAACCGGGGCGTCGACCAGTGACACGACGCGAGACCGCACATATTCCGAAACCGGCAGCAGCGTAGATATCAACCGATACAGCGACACGCCGCAAGGCGATTCTTCGAGGATCTGGGAGGTTGACGCTCAGGGTCACCCGGTTTTAACAGATATCTATTTAACAGATGTCCGGGGTATCACGGACGAGTATAAACGGGCTGGAACGGAACACGAAGTAACAGACAACGACCAGACGCGGAGAAGCTCAGGAACGCGGCTTGGCCTGTCCGGCGTCGGACGCGCGCAGCTCATGAAGGAATACAGGGAAACATTTTTACGGATATATCAGATGATCGCGGAAGAGCTTGACGAAGTGTTTTATAACCTGGTAGAAATTGACGATATTCTGGACTATCCGCCGGACAGTGAATAAAAATGAGATACTTTGAAGCGCACCCGGTAACATTTTACAAAGATAAAAACGGGAAAACGCCTGAAATCCTTTTAATTGACGGGAACAGGGCTGCCGGTAAAACGACGGCCTTTTCCCGTATGTTCGTTGAAGATTTTTTGAAACATAAGGAAAAGTTTTTGTTAGTCTACCGCTACGCGAACGAGCTGACGAATATAGCAGAAAGCTTTTTCAAGGATATAAAAGGCTTGTTTTTCCCCGATCACGAAATGACAGACCGCGCCAGGGCGAACGGTGCATATATTGAACTGTTTCTTGACGGTGATTCTTGCGGCTACGCCGTCGCGCTGAACACCGCCGGAAAACTGAAACACTACAGCCATATTTTTTCAGACGTCGAAAAAATGCTATTTGATGAATACCAGCTGGAAAACGGCGCCTATCTGGTCAACGAAATACAGAAATTTATATCTCTTCACATGACTGTGGCCAGGGGCCAGGGGAAAGTTGTGCGGTTCGTGCCGGTCTATATGCTGTCGAATAGTGTTAGCATTTTCAATCCTTACTATGACGCTTTCGAGATCGCGGACAAGATCAATAGCAAAACAAAAATGCTTCGTGGTGACGGTTTTGTTTTGCTGCGCCTGACACTGAAAGAAGTTGCAGCAGCTCAGGAAGAAAGCGCTTTCAATCGGGCTTTTGCTGGTGCTTCTTATTTAAAGAGCGCCACAGATAACAGCTTTTTAAACGACGAAAATTATAATATCGAAAAAACAAGTGTGACGGGGTGGGTTCCGCTTTTCTGCTTCCGTTACGGCGGGGAGTTGTTTTGCTGCTATAGCAAGGAAGGGCGCCTACACGTCAAGCGCGGCGGGGATCCGGCAGCAGTTGCTTGCTATGGCGTCACGCAAAAAGACCGCGACGGGAACTATAGTTTTATCCGGTCAAGCGGCTATTATAACCGTCTTTGCTGGTATTATCAGGACGGCAATATCACTTTTGCGGACGTCCGCAGCAAAGCGGCTTTTATCAAACTGCTATTTGACCACGGCTAATGTTTAAAAATCGTTTACAATGCGGACATAGTTTGTTCATATATTGCTAGTATACTTAAAAACATAAGAGAGCCGAACTCTTAAAAACGGAGAAAGTGAAGACCATGAATTTTAAAGAAAGCGCTAAAAGACGCACAAGCGGAAGCCCGATCCTGGACGGACGTACCAAAGTAGAAACGGATTCTTTGATCGCACGTTATCCGGACGGTATCACAATCACTGACTTTGACTTTTTAAGCGGCGACGCTGACAAGTATGTCGTTTGCACGTTCGCGGAAGACCCGGACGCTTATTTCAACGGCGGCAGGATCCTGACGGACATTTTCACCGGTTTTGTCGATGAATACAACGGAAACCTTGCAGCTACGCAGAAAGATTTCCGCGCGGAAGGTTTAAAGGTGCGGCTTTATCACGGCCGCACGAAAAAGGGGAACAAGGTAACACTTGTAGAGGTCCTTTAACAATAACAAACGACCGGCGGCCGCGCGCCGCCGGTTTTTTAGAATGGAGGTGAATGATGAAGTTTCTTGACTGGCTATTGCCCGGAAGAAGACAACAAACCGGCCAAGGCTCAAAATCGGGATTCTTTGGATTATTCCGAAGAAAACGAAAAGAGCCAGAGATCCCGGAAGAGCCAGAAATCCAGGAAGAACAGCTGACCGATGAAGAAAAGGCTGCCAGGGAGTATGAGGAAAGCGGAAAAGCAGTCATTAATAATTTTTATAGCCTGCTGGAAGACCGCGCAAAGGAAGCTACGGCGATCAAAGGCCACGAATCCCCGTACGCCGGACGGTTTAGCGGTATCGCGCAAAAATGCCGCGACTTGATTGAAACATGGCGAAACAGCGCAGGCGACGGCGTAACAGGCGAAGCGCTGGAACAAGTCGAAGCAGAAATGAAAGAAGATCTTGAACTCATTACCAACTATTACAATACGGACTATCTTCCAGTCTTAGACCTGCAAGCAAAAACTTTTGCGAGTTTTGACAATTTATTGCAAAATATTATCACGAATCTAAAAAATAAAACTGAGCAACAGCCTGCAAGCTGGCTCAGCCGACTTTTTAATTTTTTCACAGGGAGATAAAAATCATGATCGCGCAGCCGGTTAAAAAAGCAGATATTGACAAAGAGCTTTTTGTTTATGCTTGTGATTTTGAGACGACAACCGGCGCGATATCCAAAGACCAGACGCGCGTCTGGTCTTTTTGTTATGACCGGGTGGGCGAATATGACCCGCAGATTTACGGAAGCATAGATGATTTTTTTGACTTTTGCGGAGATCCCGACAAAGGTGTTAAGAAGCGCTTATATTTTCACAATTTAAAATTTGACGGAGAGTTTATATTATATGAAGCGCTCAAAAATCGGGGAATGATAACAGCTCTGGACCCGGAGACCGGAAGCATGTTAAAAAGCCATA